GTGTAATACAGATGTGCAACATTGGCTTGATCACACAGTGGCACGAATTAGAAAATTTACCGATAGACCTATTGTAGTTAGAAAACATCCTGGTGATCGGCGACAAGAACATTTAAAATTTTCTAATTTGTATTCAGTTAGTACCAATGTCTCGCTGTTACAAGATTTAGAAAACTGTTGGGCAACAGTGACATTCAACAGCAGTCCCGGTGTGGCCAGTTTGGTACACGGAGTTCCGGTATTTGTTACTGACCCTGTGCCTCAGCAAAGTCAGACATGGCCAATATGCAATACAGATTTGTCAATGATTACAACACCAGTATTGCATGATCGAGAAGAATGGATCAACAGACTAAGTCAAAGTCACTGGAACGACGAAGAAATTGAATCAGGCGTAGGTTGGCAATTTATGCGAGAAAGACTCAGCATTTTAAAACCCAATCTTTGCTGATTTGTGTAACAACGTTGTATCCCCAACTTTGCAAAATCTTAATAGCAGGAGTATCTATCATATCATCTTGATACTCGTGTTTCTGTTGTTCAATCACTAGTACTGGTTTATTTAATTTAATAGTTTCCATAGCGCCTGCTAGTATTTCTTCTTCAAAACCTTCAACATCGATTTTTATCATATCGATATTTGTAAAATTAAAACTGTCTAGTGTTTTCAACGGAATAGCACCCTGGCCAAATGATTCTTTGTTGATATGACTGTGTCCAGTATTACCTTGAACAATGTTCATGTTGATAAAAGATTCAGTTCTACCTAGGGCCATACGATGCATGGTGTAGTTTGTTGCAACTACATTTTTTTCAAAGCAATCAATAAATTCTTGCACTGGTTCAAAGGCAATTACCTGATCAAAATGTTTGACTAAATCACAACTCCACAATCCCACGTTGGCCCCTATATCAATGCATATTCTTTTCTGTTCACACGCCGCAACAGCAGCATCTCTGGCACGCCATTGATAACGTGCTACTCCGTCATTTTTTAAACTTTTTGTCAACAATCTAGGAAAATGAGTGTCGTAGTCAGGAAACCAAAAACCATGAGTTTGTTTCATTGCCAATATCCTTCTGTTCTTTTTATTTTTAAATCAGTGGTTAGACTTTTACCGTATTCTTTTCTTTTTCCCTTGAGATGATCAAGATACGCACCCCAAATGCTGTTGATCAACGGATGACCTTCTCCTGTTATGAGATGACTACTCCAGTCAACTTCTTTTAACTGAATTTGTGTTCTAACAACATCAAAAATAAAACTGTCATGCCATTCTTGTTGTAAAAAAATGCCGTCTTCTGCATGATCATACATCCATTGAAACTTTTCTAAGAACAGTTGAGTTGCAGACGATGTTAAATTCATAGAATATAATCCACATTCTGAAAATTTACCTTTGCGTCCTAAAAAACACAAATCTGCACCTGGATTACACATGCTATCTATCTGTGGGTGACTGATACTGCTGTGACAGATCATATCTGCATCCATCCACAACAACAGATCAGTATTGCACACTGTTGCACAGTGAAAAATTGAATAGACTTTGTGACTAAATCTCACAGCGTCCCATTTAAATGGTTTATGACTGTCTTTTCGATTGGACAATCGTGGTACATTGCGAATGTCACCGTTGGCTTTGGGCTCATTCCGCCACTTGTTTTTAAAACACATCAATTTTTCAGATACTTGATGTAAATCAAACACTGTGAGATTTTCTGCTGACTGTGTCACTTGACAGTTTTCCGCATAGACAAATAATTTAACAGTTTTTGGCCAATTGGCTAAAAATGTATCAATCATTTTTGATCCATAGTCTTCATAACCTTTTTTATGGAACGTGGTAACTACTGATATTGTTCGGGTCATAGTAAAAATATATTATATTGATATTTAATGCATTTATCAGTTGACAAAATATTTTTACATGTGTATAATTGTACTATGACGCATGCTATAGATCAAATCCTTAATGAATATTATCAAAGAAGAACATTGCGAGAAATAAATCGTCGAAATGATGAAATTCTAAGCAGTCTGTCCAAACAGATTGCACACAATGTATATCTCACACAGCGCCAGGCCGATCTTGCGTTGAAAATTTTCAAAGACAATCATCAACATTTTCCTAGCCTTCAGGGACTATTGGAAAATCCTGTATGGAGTCATGAATTTAGAACCATTGAATATTTCAAATACCTACATCTAATTAAACCACCAACTCAAGATCGATATTTGTTGGAATTGGGCTTCAATCACAACAAGTCATTGTCAAAAAAATTAGATGAGTTAAAGAAACAAAGTTTAACAAATCCGTTGATCAGAATCAAAAATAATGTTTGGCAAATAGTGTATTGTGAAAAAGATCTATACAGTTTGGTCAATCTGGTGTCTGGTCATAATTTTGACATTTCACCTGAAATTTTGGAAGTTTACCAAGAAATTGACAATATCTTAAAAACTCCAAATCATGATCAAATCTATATTGATGTCAACGGATCTGAATATTTGAAAAATTCAGTGGTGAACGACATTGGCACTTTAGACAAAACTAATATTTTGTTAGAGGACCGAAAAATCAAGTTTCAATATGAAATTTTTGACAGTTTTTTCCAAAAAACACCAGCGGTGTCACTAGAGGAAAAAATTGCTGTTAGACCAACATCACAAGTTTACATTAGTCCTACAGATTTTTCATTGACTGAAATTGTCAGTGCGTTGCAAAAATTGCAAAGATTTCCTACGTTGATAGTGTTTGACAACAACATCGAAAAATCCATGAAAATTCTGGAAAAACTCAATACTGCATTAACTGTTAACAATGTTGTTGATTCGGTTGGAATCTATTTTAGATATGACAACGATAAAGACGGCAAACCTTTTAATGAGATGGTCAACCAATTGGCCTATAACAAACCATTAAATAATAATACAGCCATAGTAGGCATTACCAACTGGAAAATTCCTAAATTTTTGCTAAAAATGCAGTGGCACCCACGCAGTGTGATAGTGATGTCATCGGTGTTCGGTTCCAATCGGGTGAACCTATATACCAAGAGTTGTGACCTAGTTATTTTTCATCAAGACAAGAAACCCTTAACAGAGGCTATAAAAGAAATTGTGTAAATTAATTATCAAAGACGAAGTTAATATCAAGATAGAAGGTCTCAGTTTAGAAATGAGACGAAAACTCAGTAACTCGTTCAAATACGAAATTCCCTATGCTAAATTCATGCCACGGTATCGGCTTGGCCGCTGGGACGGTACCACAACCTTGTTTGGGTTAGGCGGCAATGGATACTTGAATCAATTAGAAAAAGTGTTGCAAATTCTCGAAGACAGCAATGTCGAAGTTAGCGAAGTTGAAGATTTAAGAACACCTATAAATATTTCATTTCCTGTAATAAAAGAAGATTTTTGGGGAGAACTGTGCTGGCCTGTGGGGCATAGATTTGCAGGGCAACCAATTCGTTTGCGAGACGACCAAGTCGAAGTAGTCAGTAAATTTTTAGAAAATCCACAATGCCTACAAGAAATTGCCACCGGATTTGGCAAAACTATTATCACTGCCACTTTGGCCAAATGTTGCGAATCATTTGGCAGAACTATCTGTATTGTGCCAAATAAAAGTCTTGTGGAGCAAACTGAAGAAGATTTTATTAACTGTGGGTTGGACGTGGGAGTATATTACGGTGATCGTAAAGAACTAGGAAAAACACATACAATCTGCACTTGGCAAAGTCTAAATATTTTAGATAAAAAAAGTAAAAATGCTGAACGAGAAATTCTTACTCTTGCTGAATTTCTCGACGGAGTAAAAACTGTGATGGTTGACGAAGTACACATGGCCAAAGCCGAAGTACTGAAAAATTTACTCACACAGAATTTTTGTAATGCTCCGGTACGTTGGGGATTGACCGGCACTGTGCCTAAAGAAGATTTCGAAAGTCAAGCAATCTTTGCCAGCCTTGGTCCAGTAGTACATCGTATCCAAGCACACGAATTGCAGGAAAAGGGAGTGTTGTCTAACTGTCATGTCAATGTGGTCCAACTGTTGGATTTGCCTGAGTTTAGATCCTATGCAGAAGAATTAAGTTATCTAGTCACTGACGAAGACCGCATGATTTATATCAGTAAACTGATTAAAAAAATTGCCGAATCTGGCAACACACTGGTGCTGGTAAATCGAATTGACTCTGGAAAATTTATTGTTAATGAATTGCCAGACAGTGTGTTTATTTCGGGCGCAGTAAAAACCAAAGATAGAAAAGAAGAATATGACGATGTTAAAACAAGTACTAACAAGGTTATTGTGGCGACTTATGGTGTGGCCGCTGTGGGTATTAATATTCCTCGTATTTTTAATCTGGTTCTTTTGGAGCCCGGAAAGAGCTTTGTCCGAGTTATACAAAGTATTGGGCGGGGCATTAGAAAAGCAGACGACAAAGACCATGTCATGATATGGGATATTACCAGTACATGCAAATACGCAAAGCGACACTTGACTGCTAGAAAAAAATTCTATAAAGACGCCAAGTATCCTTTTACACAAGAAAAAATTGATTGGAAATAACATGTACATTTTAACATTAGATAACAAAGGTTTTGATTTAAACAACCTACCAGAAGAAGTAGATGACGACATGCGATTCGCAGTGTTGGACAATAGTGACCCAAAAGAACCAGATTTCTTTTTTGTTCCTTTGATATTCTTAGAAAGTTTCAACAGTCCGGCTATGGTGTTGAGAATAGACAACCATGAAATTACCATGCCCATTGATTGGAGCATAGCAGTAGGTGACAGTCAAACAGGAGCAGACATTGAAGTGTTGCCACTGACTAGTTTAAATGATCGTGGATTTGAAGCATTTTGTTTTAACCCACTTAGCAGTTTTAAAATTGATTTTCGCAAAATCGAAATTGTAAATTTTTATAATGATGTTAAATGGTTTTTTCCCAAATTAAAAAACAATCATTTGTTGTCAGTGCCGTTACACGAAGGTCCCAAACCGTCCTGTGTCTATTTTACAAAAGAGATAAGTAGACAGAGCGAAATAATTGACATGAGTAAAATATTATGAAACAAGGTAAAATATGGGGCCAAACAGAATTGTTAGAGGCCAACGGAGTATTAGAATTTCATCGAATCGAGGCCAAGGCGGGTGGTGTGTGTTCAAAACACAAACATGAATTTAAATGGAACGGATTCTTTGTTGAATCTGGAGAGATGATCATTCGTGTTTGGAAAAATAATTATGACCTAGTGGATGAAACTGTATTGACTGCTGGGCAGTATACAAAAGTTGCACCCGGCGAATATCATCAGTTCGAATCTGTCACTGACTGTATAGCCTTTGAACTGTATTGGGCAGAATTTGATCACAACGATATAGAAAGAGAGACTGTGGGATTTAGTAAATGAAAACCCGTATAGTTTATGTTACAGGCTGTCTAGGATTTATAGGAGTTCATATAACCCGACATTGTTTAAGTCTCGGTTGGTATGTTATCGGTGTAGATAAGATGACATATGCTAGTAATGAAACTTTTTTAACAGAATTTAAAAATTATCCAAATTTTAAATTTATTAAATCAGACATAAATGACCTAGATATGTTATATGATTGTGATTATATTGTTAACACTGCCGCCGAAACTCATGTAGATAACTCAATCGAACGCAGTGATCATTTTGTGCATTCAAACATCGAAGGTGTTCATCACATTCTAAAACTAATTAATCAAAAACAAAAGCATAGAATTCCTGTACTATTGCATTTTAGTACCGACGAAGTTTACGGAGATATTTTAGAAGGTTCACACACTGAAACTGATCTATTAAAACCTAGTAATCCGTATTCGGCAACCAAGGCGGCCGCGGATATGTTGGTGCTAGCATGGAACAGAACTTATGGATTACCTTATGTAATTTTAAGGCCTACAAATAATTATGGCATAGGTCAATATGTTGAAAAATTAATCCCTAAAAGTGTAAAATATTTGTCGGTCGGTCGTAAGATTGATCTACATAATAAAGGAACCCCGGTACGTACATGGTTACATGCGGAAGATACTGCCAGAGCTGTAATTACCATTATTGAATCAGGTGTTACAAACGAAATTTTTAATATATCAGGCAATTACGAAGAAAAAAATATCGAAGTAGTTAAAAAGATTATTAAGTTAGTTAACGGTGATACAGAAATTGAAAAATATTTGACTGATATGATTCGACCTGGCCAAGATTTAAGATATAGCATTGACGACACTAAATTAAAAAGTTTAGGTTGGTCAGCAAACGCAGATTTTGATACAGAGTTAGAAAAAGTTGTTAGGTACTATCAAAATAATTTTATTTGGTGATTTATGAAAGAAATTTTAGAACAGATTCGCATTCTTATAGAACAAAAACAAGCAGAAAAGACATGGATAGCCAGTAAGGACTTTGTCAACTATGCCGGCCCATATTTTGATGCCAATGAATATGTAGCAGCGGCTGAAGCTCTACTCAACGGCTGGTTAGTTATGGGTAATAAGAGCTTGCAATTCGAAAAAACATTTCCTAGAGAATTTGGTAAGACTCGAGGTGTATTGACTAATTCTGGAAGCAGTGCCAACTTGTTGATGATGGCTGCTATGAAATCGAAACGCGGCCATAATTTTCCACCTGGGACAAAAGTATTGATGCCTATTGCAGGGTTTCCAACTACACTCAATCCAACTATACAAAATGGCTTTACTCCTGTATTCTGTGACATTGAAATTGATACTTTAAACATCGATTTAACTCAGGCAGAACAGATACTTGCCAGTGACCCAGACATTAAAATTATAACGTTTGCTCATGTATTAGGGAATCCACCTAATATGGATAAAGTAATGGAACTGGTTAACAAATACAACTTAATTCTATTAGAAGATTGTTGTGATGGACTAGGCACTACCTATGATAGCAAGCCGTTGGGATCGTTTGGCGAAATGGCATCGTGCTCTTTTTATCCAGCACACCATATGACAATGGGCGAAGGTGGCTTTGTTGCCATGAACGATCCTCAACAAGAAATTATTGTGCGTAGTTTGCGCGAATGGGGCCGCGGATGTTACTGTGTTGGTCCAGAAGCAAACAAGTTAAAGTGCGGTACTTGTGGCAAACGCTTTAACGAGTGGATTCCGGAGATGCCGGGTGAAATATTTGATCACAAATATGTATACGATGAAATTGGTTACAACCTAAAGCCAATTGAACTGCAGGCCGCAATGGGTCTTGAACAGATTAAAAAACTTCCAGAGATTCATGCCTTGCGTCAACGCAATTACAATCTATTGTTTGCTATCTATGAAAAGTATGAAGAGTTTTTCCACTTGCCTAGAGCCAGAGAAAAAGCAGATGTCAGTTGGTTTGCTTTTCCTTTGACTATCCGTGAAGGTGCTCCATTTACTCGTATGGATATAGTTGATTACTTAGAAGAAAATCTAATTCAAACTCGTCCTTATTTTGCGGGCAATATTATGTTGCAACCTGCATATTCTCATTTAATGAATCCTGCAGATGCCCGTGATAACTATCCTATAGCAACCTACACTATGAAGAATACTTTCTTTCATGGTTGTAGTCCGGTAATTACTCCAGACCAAATATCTTACATAGGTGAGAAAGTTGATGGGTTTATGAGTTTATTTGTATAAAGAGAGAAAAATGATTTCACAAAAAGATAGAGATTTATTTGAAAATTTGTTTGTCCTAGAGGCAGCAAATAATCATTGGGGCAAATTAGACCGTGGTCTTAAAATTATTCGCGATCATGCGGCAGTTATTAAATTTAACAATGTTAAGGCCGCAATTAAACTACAATTTAGAGATGTAGACGAATTTATTCATCCTGAGTTTAAGGGTAATCAAGAAAATCGTTATATTAAGAAAACCGAAGCTACTAAACTTAGCAAAGCAGATTTTGCTCGGATGATTGAAGAAATTCGAAATGTAAGCTGTATTCCGATGGCAACACCGTTTGATGAAAAGAGTGTTGACCTGTGCGTTGAGTTTAACATGCCAATTATCAAACTGGCTAGTTCGGATGTTAATGACTGGGTATTGATTGATAAAATTGCATCAACCCGTCGTCCTGTTATTGCTAGTACAGGTGGCGCAAGTGAAAAAGATCTTGATGATCTAGTTCGTTATTTTGAAAAGCGTAATATTCCACTTGCAATCAATCATTGCATTTCTTTGTATCCGTCAGAAGACGATATCCTACAGTTAGATCAAATTGATTATCTAAAAGCACGTTATCCAGATCATGTTGTCGGTCTAAGTACACACGAATATCACGATTGGCATTCAAGTATGCTTCTCAGTTATGGTAAAGGTGCTAGAACTTGGGAACGCCATGTGGACATTAACTATGAAGGTGTGCCAGTTTCAAACTACTGCTCATTACCAGAACAATGTGATCAATGGTTTAAAGCATTTCATAAAGCCAAAGAAATGTGCGGAGGCAATAGTACATCACGCCGTGTTATTACACGAAGCGAAACAGAATACCTTGACGCATTAGTCCGCGGGGCATACGCAAAAAAAGATCTTCCAGAAGGTTATGTTTTTACCAAAGAAGGTTTCTTAAAGGATTTCTATTTGTCAATCCCATTAAAAAAAGGTCAGTTGAGTTGCAGAGAAATTATAAATGGTGAAACTTTGATTAAATCAATTAAAGCAGACAATCCATTAACTATTAATGACATCAACGGTCCGTACAATGAAAACGAATCGTTAAGGAACTTGATACTACATCGTGGTTTATAATGTCTGTAAAACTTGTGGTATATGATCTAGACGGCACACTAATAGATTCTGCACCCTCAACCATTTATGTACTAAATCAACTTCGTCAAGAATTGGGCAGAGCCCCTCTTCCTAATTCTGCATTTGTGCCTTGGTTAAGTTTAGGTGGTACTAGTTTAATTTCTAACTCTTTAGAATTTGAAGATGAAGGCACTGCTAAGATTTATCTACAAGAATTTCGCAAAAGGTTAAGAAAACTTGAACTAGGTCATATACCTTTGTATAAAAATGTAGACCAAACTTTATCTTTACTGTATAATAGTAATATTAAATTGTCTATTTGTACAAGCAAGGTACGTGACCTAACTGACAAGATACTTCACGAATTAAACATAAGTTCGTATTTTTCGTATGTTGTTGCAGGGGGTGATTTACTAACTACAAAACCAGACCCTAGAAATTTATTGGCCTGTTGCGATAATTTAAATATTAGCAAGCAGGACACAATATTTGTAGGCGACAGCACAGTCGATCGAGCAACTGCTAAAAACGCAGATGTTAAATTTGCCTTATTTGAGGGCGGATACAATGATGGTGTAGACACAACTGGTATAACAACATTTAGCGATCATTTAGAATTAGCAAATAAGGTATTAAATGGATAATAAGAAAATTAGAGTATCGAAACAAATTGCAGACTGGTTAGTTAAACACGGTATTGAGCAAGTTTTTTCTGTAACTGGTGGCGGGTCAATGTTTTTGAACTACGACCTTGGCTCTCATCCAAAACTAAAATGTACATTTATGCATCATGAACAAGCATGTGCTATGGCTGCAGAAGGGTATGCTAGAATAACTGGTAAACCTGCGCTTGTTATGGTAACTACTGGTCCAGGTCCCATCAATGCTATGAACGGAGTATACGGTGCGTTTACAGACTCTATTCCAATGATAGTAATTTCAGGACAAATTAAAAGAGATACGTGTGTGTCATTCTACGATTTACCCAATCTTAGACAATTAGGTGATCAAGAAGGTCCGACTATTGCTATGGTATCTCCAATATGTAAATACGCAAAATTAGTTAGAGAATCTTCGGATCTAAAAACTATGTTACCCGAAGCATACGCTCAAGCCATTGGTGGCCGCCCTGGGCCTGTTTGGTTAGACATACCTTTAGATATACAAAATTCTATAGAAGAATTAAATATTCCTTCATACTGCCCAATAGCAGATCCCCAGGAAACAGATCTTCGTAAAGAATGTCAGATATTAATTGAAAAATTAAAATCTAGCAAACGACCTTTAATACTAGGTGGGACCGGGGTTCGTTTGGCAGGAGCCAAAGATAGGTTACTTGCATTAATAGAAAGACTAGGCATCCCGTTGTCAACTGCATGGACACATGATTTGATTCGTTCTAATCATCCGTTGTTTGCCGGCCGCCCCGGAGCAATCGGAACTAGGGCTGGCAATTTTTGTCTTCAGGGCTCGGATTTTGTACTTGTATTAGGATCTAGATTAAATATTCGTCAGACCGGATACAACTGGAATGCGTTTGCTCAAGATGCATGGTTGGCGCAAGTTGATGTTGATCCTGCTGAATTAGGTAAGCCAACTATTAGACCAGACCAGCCTATTGTAGCAGATATTAATCAATTTCTAGATTGTTTTGAAACTATGATATTAGAAACAAAATTACCTAGTTATAACAAATGGGCAGTATGGTGTAGAGATATCGGTAACAAATATGCAGCCATTAACGATCATTCTCAAATACCGGGCGCCCCTCTAAATCCATACATTGTTGTTGACCGCATTTTTCAACAATTAAGAGATAATGATATAATTGCCTGTGGCAACGCATCTGCTTGTATACTACCCTTTCAGGTAGGGAACTTAAAATCAGAACAACGATTGTTTAGTAATTCAGGTTCGGCATCAATGGGATACGATCTTCCTGCGGCAATTGGATCTTCTGTAGCAGATAAAGGACGTGTGATTTGTTTTGCTGGGGATGGTAGTTTACAAATGAACATTCAAGAATTACAAACATTAAAAACTGCTGGCACTAATCTTATTGTGGTGGTCTTGAATAATAAAGGATACCTATCTATAAAACAAACACACGAAAATTTCTTTGGAAAGATCATTGGGGCAACTCCGGAGTCTGGTGTAGACTTTCCTGACTTTGCCGCAGTAGCAGAGGCATATGGTATAAAGTCAGCAACTATAAGTAATGAACAAGATCTTACAACACTAGATGATCTTATTCAAAGTAACGGTCCGCTTTTAATTAATATTATGGTAGACCCTGATCAAAGTTTTGCTCCTAGAATGAAAGCTAGATTAGATGACAATGGTAACTTTATACCGCAGTACCTTGATGACATGTTTCCATTTTTAGATCCTCAAGAAATTAAATCAGTAAGAGAATCCGCAAAGACTATAAAATGAATTTTGAATTTTTAGGTGAACAATGTAATAATATTGAAGTTTGTAACTTAGATCACAGACCAGTTTGGATATTTGGTACAGGTACATTCGGTCGTTCACTTGCTAAAATATTGTTAGAAGAAGGATTTGATCTACAGGGATTTGTAGAAACTAATCCAACAACAGATAGCATCATGGGGTTATCTGTTAAATCACTAATTGATGTTCCTAATACAACGCAATTAGCTATAGGAATTTTTAATGGGGGTGTGCCATTTAGTAATCTAAAAAAACAGGCTAACGATTTAGGGTTTACAGACATTTATATGCCTTGGAATCTTTATACACAATTTCAAAAAAAATTAGGTTGGAGATATTGGTTGAGCCATCCAGATGTAATTATTAAAAATCTCGATCGCATACAAACAGTATATGATTTATTATCTGATGAACGCAGTAAACAATGCCTAATTGATATTTGTTTGTTTAGACTGGGAAAGAAGATTTCATATGCAGAAGATGTAGACACCGATGCTCAGTATTTTAATTATCTAACGTTAGATAATCTTCCAAAAGAAATTGTTTATCTAGACGGTGGAGCATATGATGGCGATACATATTTAGATCTAAGCAATAGACTTACCGTTAAACATGCTTATCTCTTTGAACCAGACCCTGCTAATTTTAGCAAATTAATTAAAAATGTTGAGAATCATTCTTTAACATGTATGCCAATGGCATTAACAGATTCCTACAAGATTTTAAGATTTAACGCAGCCGGCGGCGAAGGCAGTTCAGTATCAGATGATGGAAAAATGCATATAGCGGCAGTAGCACTTGACGAATTGTTACATAACCAATCTGTTGACTTTATTAAACTTGATGTAGAGGGTTCTGAAATAAGTGCCATCAAAGGTGCTTACAATACTATCAAACAGAATAGACCGGTACTAACTATATCGCTATATCATAAGCCAGATGACCTATGGGAGATTCCTTTAGAATTATTATCTGTATGTACTGATTATAAATTTTATATAAGACAACACTACTATAATAGTTTTGACTGTGTATTGTATGGGATCCCAACATGAAAATAGCAGTATTAGGAGCCAAGGGATTTGTTGGGTCATCAATAGTAGGAAACCTATCTAACAAACACGAGGTTGTTCCAGTTTCCAGAGAAACATTAAATTTGTTGGATACCGTTAAAGTAGTCGAATTTCTCAAAACAAATAAATTTGATGTTGTTGTTAATGCCGCTGCCACAATGGCAGATCCTAATGGAATAAAAGATACGTGGAATAATCTCGGTATGTTTATGAATTTTTATAATAACTCGGATTTGTTTGGCAAATTTATTAATATGGCTTCTGGGGCTGAGTATGACAGATCCAGAGATATATGCAAGGCCAAAGAATTGGAGATATTTGATCGAATACCAACGGACAGTTACGGGTTTGGTCAAAACTTAAAAAGTCGGTTATGTTACGATCGCAATAATTTTTTTACAATAAGAATTTTTAATTGTTTCGGACAAGGTGAAATCCCTACTAGAGTTTTTCCAAAATTCCTATCTAAAGGAAATCAAAAATTACAGATCACCGATGATAGATTTTTTGATTACTTTAGTGTTCAAGATTTACTGAAGATAGTTAATCACTGTATTGACAACACGTGGGCAGTTAAGGATGTTAATGCAGTATATAAAGAAAAGTTTAAGATTAGTCAGGTGTTATCTATGTTTTGCGAGTTGAATAACATTAGTCCAGATTTTGAAATTGTGTCTCATGGTACAAACAATTATACAGGTGATAACAATAATTTAGCATCTCTAGAAATTAAATTAAATGGCATGAAACACGGATTATCAACATACATAAAGGAAACTAATAATGTACACTATTGATCACTGTGCAGGGTGCGGGTCAACTAATGTTTCTAAAAAAACTGCGTATCTATCTCAATTTGTTTCGTGGAGAACAACAGGAAATAAACCGATGATTAATATGCCCAACTTGTTAGTTACCTGTAATGATTGCGGATTCTCAGCTTCTCGAATTCGTTTTACTAATGAAGAAGAAGCAAACTTATATAAAGACTACAGGGGTGAAAAATACAATAGGATGAGATTAGAGTGCGAACCAAAGTATGAAACTAGTTCTATTTTTAATACAAATTATATTAACGATAGATTAGAGTTTATTACAGAAATGATTGGACGAAACATTGACTCTAATAAAATAAATTCAGTATTAGATTATGGTGGGGGTGCTGGAGAACTAATTCCTCCAGCGTTCACAAAAGCCATTAAATATGTTTACGATATTAGTGGTGTAGAACCCTTAGACGGAATTAAAAAATTAAATCCAACAATTGATAAAGATCCTATGGATTTTATCATGTGCTGTCAGGTACTAGAACATAAATCGGATATGGATGAATTAATTAATATTTTAAAATCATACATGGTTACAGACAGCTGGATTTATATAGAGGTTCCGGTATATAGGAATCCTCCGCCAGATGATGTTATAATAGGGGAGCATATAAACTTTTTTAACGAACAATCGCTTGTAGCAATATTAGATAGACACGGTATATGTGCAATAGATACTACAAAAAATTATATGTTAGGGGCAATGGCTGTATTAGGAAAATTTAATTCAAAAAGCTGTTAGTAGAATATTTATTTGTATTTTATTAAGTTTATAAATAATCAATATGATACCATTAAATTTAAAAAACAAAATAAACAAACACGGGTTTATGTTAGCCTGTGATACTGTATACCTCAATAATTGGACTAAACCTTTATTTTTTTCAATTCAAAAATACTGTCCCTGGGCTCACATACATATTCATGTGTTTGATCCAACTCCTTCAGACATTGTCTGGCTTTCTTCTCATAACTGCTCGTACTCGACAGAAAATACTCCTTCTGAATTTACCGACTGGGCATCAAAAGGATTGTATTGGTCAGTAGCTCGGTATGCTAGAGTTTTAGAAATTTATACAGACGATACTCTAGTTATTGATTTAGATGTTGATAGTGTTGTAGTTAACCCCATTCCTCAAACAGAATTTCTTAAAGATTTAGAATCAAGTTGGGTTCCCACAAGACTTAAAGGTGGACAAATAAAAAGTTTAGCTAGTGCAGTAGGATTTGGAGCAGATCGAACAAGATACATATTGGCCGAATTATTAATGGATGCATACAAAAATAATAAATTAGTATTTGCCGCGGATCAAGCAATACTAAATGGTATGATTGGAAGAAACGAAATTAAAAAAATGGATTTAAGATATACTGATTATAAATTTGGTAAAAACGGAGTTTCTTATATCTGGACCGGAAAAGGCGACAGAGTTAAAGAGCCTAAATTTGTTAAAATGATTGATCAATATAGACATATGAAATAATTTTTCTAGAACAAGCAATTGATAGGTCAACTAATCAAATAGAAAACTTAGGCCATGGAGTTGGAACATCAGTTAAACAAATGATTAACCTATATAAGAAAGTCAATAACTGTGAATTTGATGTTAGGGTATGCCCTAGAAGAGCAGGCGATCTTGAGCGTAGTGTACTTGACAATCCGTCTTCTTTTATGCAACAGTTGTATACTATGGAAGATTTATTATGGGTTCCTTAACTCCAGGCGCAACTTATATATACGAGCGAAATGGTGAGGAAATATACGCTAGAGAGTTTGGTTCTGACTCGAGCACACGCCAAATAATTGGTTATGATCACAAACTAGATTCTCGCACTAATGATGGAAGACCCTTATATGATCGCATTATGGAAGACAAGATGTGGGGTGAAATTCGCCGTATGGCTCCCACCAATCCTGCTTTACAAAAGGCCTTGGATCGTGCTATAATGATATACAGACTAAGCAAGGATAATCCGCAGTGAGTGAAAAACTCGAACTCAAAGAAAAATTAGCAGCCATTGATCTCGGGGCAAGATCTCTATGGGATGATGTTAACGAAGACGAACGCAAACGTATTAAAGGTGAATTTTTCATCCTCAATCGATACATCAGCAGTGTTAAAAGCAACAATAGGGATGTTGCAGAACATTATGTGTTGGCAGTGAATGAGTACTTTAACAAACACTGGTACACATTACAACAACATCCAAAACTGTTGTGGCAACTGTTGTGTCTATGCGGCCATGATAGCAAACAAGTATTTTTTCATGAGTGGATTGGTTTTAAGAAAAAAGAAAAAGCCACTAACAAAAAAACTAAATTTTTATCCGAGGCATTTCCCAATGCTAAATTAACCGATATAGAATTGATGAGTAAGATAATGCCTATTGCAGAATTGAAATTACATGCTGAACGGTTGGGATATGATGATCAACAAATTAAAAAATTGCTTGACTGAAATAAGGTATGTTAAAATTGTTAGATCAACCAGTTAGTCAACTGTATGTGTGTGAACACTGCGGAACCAAGTTTACCAAAGAAAAAACTCTGGTTGTGCATATGTGCGAGCAAAAACGTAGATATCTTGCCAAGGATGAAAAACATGTTATCTTAGGATATACGGTATACAATCGATTCTATAGACTAACACAAAAACAAAAGCATGACAAAACATATTTAGAGTTTGCCAAGAGCCCCTATTACAATGCATTTGTAAAATTTGGCAGTTTCATGCACAATGTTAATCCTCTGTATCCAGATCAATACATTGACTTCGTGGTAATCAGCGGTGTCAAACTGGATCATTGGTGTAGAGAAGAATTGTATGAAAAATTTGTACTGCATCTAATTAAAACAGAATCGGTAGAGATTGCCTTAGAGAGATCTATTGATACCATGTCAAAGTGGGCTGTAGAAAACAATGCTGTATGGAATCATTATTTCAATTACATCAGCCCCAGCAGAGCCATGTTTAATATTAAAGATGGAAAGATATCTCCATGGCTGTTGTTGAACTGCAATTCTGGTAGAAATTTATTAAATACATTTAATGACGAACAATTGGCAGCAGTAGCAACAATGATTGATCCACCGTTCTGGAAGAAAAAGTTTCGTGATAAAAAGTTCGACATGGAACTGATTACGCAGGTAGTCAAGGAGTCAAATTTATAATGCCAGATATCGACATTGATTTCTACGATCGCACCAAAGCACTAGAACATTTCACTCATGTGCGATCTAGTCGTGTAGACGGTGACAAGTTAGTGGCACATAACACAGGCATTTATGTAACTGACATACCACATGATCCTATTACTAATCTAGCCAACATTGATTACAACGAGGCAGAAAATCGAGGTTATTTTAAATTAGATTTTCTCAATGTTGGTATCTATAAAGATGTAAGAGATGAAGAGCATCTTAAAACTTTAATGGAGGCTGAGCCACTATGGGACCTTTTAGAGCAGGACGATTTCAGCAATTTACTGTTTCATGTCAACGGCCATGGCGCCATTCTGCGGCAGATGAAACCCACGAGTATACTCCAACTAGCGGCAATTTTGGCTATGATAAGACCAGCCAAGAGACATTTGATTGGGAAGGACTGGACGACAGTGATGACGACTATTTGGACAAAGCCCGAGGATGGTGAGTACTACTTTAAGAAGAGTCATGCTGTGGCCTATGCACAGGCAGTGGTAGTACAAATGAACTTGATATGCGAGCAGATCAGTTACGGTTACAGTTAACGTTTTCTTACTAACTGTACCGATTTACGTTTAACTCGTCTCAGCGTTAAACTTAATATGTTAACCACTGGGCCTAGAATTATCACTACATCTTTACTGTTGAATGTTTTAATAGCATATTTAAAAGGCTCTAAATCTTTCTTGAGAAAAATATTAATGGGGACTTGACGATTACTTTCCCACCACCATATTTCACCTTGCTCTAACAGAGCGGTTTTTTCGTCTGGTGTTTTGATAGCACTGAGATCGTAAAAACTGGTAACGTATTGATCTTGATTTATCATCATGCCAACATACTCTTGCTCACCGTAGGTCAGCACAGTAATGAAAGGGAGGGTTTGTTCTATGTTTTCTCTTAATTTAACCATATAAATACAAAGGGGATCCAAATGCAAAAAATTTCAAGTTATTTATATCCAAACCGTGTGATAGTCATAGCGGATTTGGTTTCCTTTCCTGTGGAGATGCAAATCGTGTATCAGCGTATAATAAAAATTTATAAAAATATTGACAACGTCATCGAATTTGATGTAAAAAATGCTGATCAAAAACGTATCAGTTTAACCAACTACACTATTAAATTTGTCATGACAGATTTGAATAATGCATTGATTACAGAAAAGATCGCAACACTGTCTGAGATCACAGGCATATGTTCTGTGAACATAGACGAAAACGACACACTAAATCTAGACCGTGGATTTTATAATTTTGCAGTGTATATTGAAACAGACAGCGGTGTCAAAACGCTGTTGTATGCAGATGCTAATTTTGGCGGCAAAGGCAAGATTGAATTGGTTGGGGACTTGATGCCAGTGCCCAGGCCAGTGATCAATATTGCCAGTTTCTTAGAGGAACAAAGTGTACTATACAGCAGTGCGGTCACTGCAGAACCAGGCATCAATGGAGACCAAGCACTGCATACCTTTGCTTTTTATCCTACAGCATTGAATGGTACAGTGTACATTGATGCCAGCCTTAGTGAAACCAGCCAAAGTGTACAATGGGTAGAATTGGACGACTTTGCTGTGGTTCCGGGGGACACAACCTTTTACAAAAACTACACAGGTGTGTACAGTTGGTTTAGAATTAGATACACCAAGACAGCCGGAACACTTGACAAAGTACTACTGAGAAACTAAAATAAGACTAATGAGTCTTATCTTAGAAACCGTACAACAACATTTACCGGCAAAGCGAAAATCAACCCCTAGTGGGTGGATCAGTTTCAATGCGGTGTGCTGTCATCACAATGGCACCAGTGCTGACAATAGACAGCGTGGCGGCATCATGTTGAATGAAGGAGTCAGTTATCATTGTTTCAACTGTGGATTTAAATCTAGTTGGCAACCTGGCCGACACGTCAGTGTAAAGTTTAAAAAACTTCTGCGATGGTTGAATGTTTCTGACAGTGACATCAATAAGTGCATGTTAGATGCTCTGAGACGTCACGAAGGTATCGAAGACACTGGAATTAAAAATCCAATTCCTACCTTTATAGACAAAGCATTGCCCAGAGGCGCTGAACCCATCGTAAGTTATCTGGATAATCCTCCTGCTGAACTAATGCCAGTATTGCAGTATCTAACTGAGAGAAAACTGTATTTGGAGGATTATGACTTTTACTGGACAGATGAAGATGGATTCCAAAATAGATTAATTATTCCCTTTTACTTTCAAAATCGTATTGTGGGATACACTGCTAGAAAAATCACAGAAGGCAAACCCAAATACATCAGTGAACAACAGCCGGGGTATGTGTTTAATTTGGATCAACAAGGTCTCGATCAAAAGTTTGTCATAGTTGTAGAAGGACCAATTGATGCAATCTGTATCAAAGGTGTGGCCTTGACCAGCGCCGAAGTTGGAGACAGTCAGCGAGCGTTGATCAATCGATTACAGCGTCAAGTGATAGTGTTGCCTGATCGAGATCAAGCCGGATGTCGTTTGATAGATCAGGCATTGGAGTTCGGGTGGAGTGTGAGTTTTCCCGAGTGGGGAGACGATGTCAAAGATGTAAATGATGCTGTGAAAAAATTCGGCAGACTATATACATTGTGGAGCATTGTGCATCACTGTGAGAGCAATGCTCTTAAAATACAATTGAGGATGAAAAAATGGTTAGTAAAATAATTTATTGGTTGTCTACACCGTGGCGTAGATATCAGCAACGACGAGCCCTAGCACGACGAATTGAAGAATTACGCAAACGTGACCCGTTTATTTACAAATGACCATACTAGCAGTAGGATGTAGTTTTTTATGCGATAGATCTGAGGTGCGGCCCCAGTGTGCTGTCATGGCCGAACGACTTGATCAGCCGCTGGACAATCGCAGTATCCCCGGCAACGGAAACACACACATCCTGTACAACACAATGACAGCCATAATCGAAAATCCCAACAAGTATTCCTTGGTTTTAATCGGATGGAGCAATCCTGGTAGATGGGATTTTGTAACTGCTCCACACAAGTGGTTTGCCTTAAAGATGGGTAACGTCATAGGAACAGCCACTGATAAAAAAATAAATTTTGAATTAACATTATTTAAACATTGGGCTCCTCAAGTGCTTTTGTTATCTTCTTGGCTGAGATCGAGAAACATTCCTTTTATAATGTGGAACAGTTTAGAATGTTGGTTAGAAGGAGAAAGCACGTTACATAAAGAAATTTTGTCTATACCCGAATTTTATAAACCAAAAATAAATCATATTGCTGATCTAAGAGAAAGAGAACAATGGATTTCAAATGATGATCATCATCCAAATCAACAGAGTCATGATCTGTGGGCTCAAGAATTATTAGACTTTAATAGGACTTTATATAAATGATTGAATGGGGCATCAACGCTCTTAATCACGGCAGCAGCCTGGCGGTGTTCAAGGATGGCGTATTTCAGCAGGCCACATTCAGCACTGACGACGAACTGCCTAGCGATGTTATTCGCACAGCACTGGATTTTAGTGCTCCTGATCGCATCTATTGGTATGAAAATCCATGGCTTAAGAAGGCAAGACAAATACGTGCCAAACAATACAGCACAGCATTTGACTTAACCAACTTGCCTTCACGCTATCTTAAACAAGCAAGATTAGGATATGCTCCAATAACCTATACGCAACATCACACCAGTCATGCTGCCGCAGGTTATTACACAAGTCCTTTTAATCATTGTGCTATTGTGGTGCTGGATGCCATAGGTGAGTTTGAATGTGCTACTATATGGGAAGGTCGGTACGGGGAAATGAAGAAAGTGTGGAGTAGAAGTTATCCACATAGTTTGGGATTGTTTTATAGTGCATTTACTCAGTTTGTTGGCCTAACACCAATCCGCGACGAACACTTATTTCAAAAGATGGCTGCTCAAGGAACTCCAAATAGATTTCGTAGAGAAGTAGGCAATTACTTTGGTGTTGGACCAGTTGAATTAACTGAAAACTTTCATAGAGGTGTACGGACGTGGGATCAAAATATGTTAAGCACATTGCAAGAACAATGTGATCTTGCTGCCGCAGTTCAGGAACGCTTTGAAATTGAAATAAGCAAAGTGATGTGCGAGGCTCAACGATTAGTCAATACCGATTGTCTAGTGTACATGGGCGGGTGTGCTATGAATAGTGCCGCTAACAAACAAGAAGTAGAACCCAAGTTTAAATATCGTTGGAGTTTGCCAAATCCTGGAGACCCTAGCAGCGCAATAGGTGCTGTGGCCTATCATCGTAAACAACGAATACATCACGACTGGGCACCAGTCAAACACCTTGCAATTAATGTATAAAGAAAGTATAATAGAACAATGACCACAAGACAAAACGCAGACTATGGATATGATATCCAAAAACTTTATTTAGAAATGATGCTCTCTGATGCAGAGACATTTGTACGCTGTCAAAGCATCTTTGATCACGAACTGTTTGACAGAAAACTACAAAGTACTGCCAAGTTTGTCAATGACTATGTAACAGATCACAGTGTATTGCCCACGTATGATATTGTCAATGCTGCCACTGGCAGTAAACTACAGCGAGCAGATGATTTAAAAGAAGAACATTATGATTGGTTATTGACAGACTTTGAAACATTTATTCGACACAAAGGTTTGGAAAAAGCCATTCTTGAAAGCGCAGATTTATTGGAAAAGGGCGAGTATGGCCCAGTTGAGGATCTAGTCAAACGAGCAGTGCAAATTGGCTTGACCAAAGACATGGGCACAGACTACTTTTTAGATCCTCGCGCTCGTTTAATGAGGATCAAAGACAACAACGGCCAAATGAAAACTGGTTGGGAGACTGTGGACAAGCGACTGTTCGGGGGTATGAATCGCGGAGAACTCAATATCTTTGCCGGCGGTTCGGGTGCGGGCAAAAGTCTGTTTCTAGCCAACTTGGGAGTCAACTGGGCACTGCAAGGACTCAACGTAGTATACTTGACATTAGAACTCAGCGAGGAATTGGTCAGTATGCGTATTGACAGTATGATTACTGAAATTCCTGTGCGAGAGATTTTCAAGCAGATCGACGATGTAGAAATGCGGGTTAAAATTATCGGCAAGAAGTCGGGCACATATCAAGTAAAATATCTTGCCAGTGGCAAAACTGCCAACGATGTGCGCAGTTACTTGAAAGAATATGAAATCAAATTGGGTCGTAAAGTTGACATACTGTTAGTGGACTACTTGGATCTGTTGATGCCCATCAGCAAAAAGATCTCCGCAGAAAATCTGTTTATCAAGGACAAGTATGTCAGTGAAGAACTGCGTAATTTGGCAGTAGAGAAAAACTGTGTGCTGGTCACGGCAGCACAGTTGAATCGTGGTGCAGTTGAAGAAGTAGAATTTGATCACAGCCATATTTCAGGTGGACTTAGCAAGATTCAAACAGCAGACAACGTGTTTGGTATCTTTACCAGTCGAGCCATGCGTGAACGGGGCAAGTATCAAATACAGTTGATGAAAACTCGCAGTTCAAGCGGTGTGGGCATGAAGATTGATCTAGATTTTGACATTGACACATTGCGTATTACAGATCCAGGAGAAGATGAATATCAAGCCCAAAGTGGCACAAGTTCACCGTCACAAATCTATAATCAGATCAAACAAAAATCTAACATACAATCCGGTGACAGTGACACTGCCGCTACTGCTTCTGGGACTGCATGGCAACGTGGACAACCGCGAGCGGGAGTGGATCCTTTGGCTGGCATCAGCGTGGCAAAACCCAAAGCCACTGTGGAAAGTAGCAAACTACGTGAACTGATCAACAACATTGGCAACGATGATTCACTGTGATCCGTGCTGTATGGTAAATAACAGCATGGAGTATCTAACATGGATTTAGCAGGCAAATTTCGGCAACTGGTGGAACAACAACCATTTGATCAGTTTCAAACTACTCGTGATCGCGACGCGGCCAAGTGGATTAGTCAACACGGTGGTGCTGCCATTGCCCTAGTGGGTGACAGCATAGCATTTGGTATCAGCAGTCAATTGAATCAAGGAGTGGTTGCAGATGCTGCCAAGGGATTGACCAGCACAGCAGTGTTGAGTCGTATCAAAGCCAATGTAAAACTGAAAAATGCCACTACTGCTGTGATCAGTGTGGGCAGCAACGACATTGTGGGCGGTCGAGGCAATGCTGCCATGTTGACTGCCAATGCACAAAAAATACGTAACGAACTCAATGCCAAGCAGTATATTTGGATTGTGCCCTACGATTCAGTAGCCGCTGATGCTATTGACAAAGCCAAGGGCGCAGGAGATCAACTGATTACGCTGAAAGATTTCAGCACCAATGACGGTGTACATCCCAGTAGTTACACTGCTGTGGCCAATGCTATTAGAAGCATGGTCAAAACCACTGCACAGCCCCGAGCAGACGCTGCTCCAACTACACAGAAATTTTCTGGCATTACAGTAGCCGATGAGCCTGTGATACCTGGTCAACCGTTAAGTCCACGACAGATGGCAGTGGTAGACATGAGCAAGTCCATGGGCAACACACCCGGGCCAGAAGTGCAAGCAGCCTATGATCTAGCCAAACAGTCTACTGCGGCCAGTGGTGGCGCCGCACAGCCACAGAGTCAAACTCAGCCCGAGGATGTTGAAACACTGCAAAAGGCTTTGATGGCAGCAGGGTTTGACCTGCCTAAATATGGTGCAGACGGCAAAATGGGTCCCGAGACCAAGCAGGCTATATTGCGAGCAGAACAGAAGTTGGGTCGCAGTCCCACTGGATCGATTACCACTCAAGAATTGGCCAAACTGAAAGGCACAACAGCAACAACACCGGCACCAGCAGCCACAGCAGCCAAACCCATGGATGCTGACAAATTGGCCAAATTGACTCAGTCCGTTGCCAACATGGAACAGGCACTGAGCAGAATCAAAAAAGAAAGCATACAGCGAGATCCAGTGTCAGAAATGGCGCAGTGGCGCACAATGATCGAAGCAGGACCCAGGACTGCTGCACAACAGGCTTCAATGCAGGCGGCAGCCACTGGAGTTAATCCGCCTAATGATCCCTTTGGATTGGCTGCTGGCAGAACAGCACCAACAACACCACCAACAACTGGTAAATTGCAGCGACTGGGTCAAAATTTAGCCAAGCGTGTGGTAGGCAGTGGGGGCGGAGCAGCAGGCGCTGCCAAGGCTGCAGGCAAGTTGGGCTTGCGAGCAATACCCTATTTGACCTTGCCTTTGTTGGCCTATGACCTGTATGGCGCATGGCGAGACGGTGTTGAAGAAGATGAACTAGCCCTTGATGCTGAAGTTCGTGCTGTGGTAGAACGAGAAATGGAAGCCATAATGACCATGGCAGATGATGCCGAAGCCATGGGCACCATACCAAAAGAACTGCAAGATCGAATTGCAAAAATCAAGCAACAATTAGAAGACTACAAAAACAAAAACCGATAACGAGCAAAACATGTTAGTAGAAATAACAGACACAGATCTAGACCTCACACTAGAAGATCCCGTGAGACCAATGGTGCCCATGTCATGGCGTCGTGAGCACACTGTTTGGGCATGGATGGAGAATCAACAGCGAGCAGCCACAGTGTGTGTTGCTTGGTTGGATTCAGTGCCCGACAGTGAAGAAGGCATGTTGATCATGCCCCGTGGATTCAAAGCAGTGGCCTACACTATTTGGAGCACAGCACCGGGTGCGGGCAAACGATTGATACTGGCACTGCAGGAAATGGTCAAAGAAAATCCTCTGTGTGAAGGCATGTATACACTGAGTCCCCCAACTGAGATGGCTCGTAAATTCCACATCAGCAACGGTGCTCGTGTGTACAGAATCAACGAGCAGACCATCAACTATCAATACCAGCACGACAAAACCGCGGAACCCACAGCCCAACAGCGCGAAGCGCAGCGAAGCAAAAATTTGTAAGCAATTTTTTAGGTCATTAAACTAGCATATAAATAATCACATGCTGACCAATATTAAAAAATTCTTATACTTCACACTGGGATGCTTCTGCATCGTGATGGCCTACATTGGCGTCGTCACTCCGGGCATTCCCTATAGTCCATTTGTAGTAGCAGCCGCATTCTGCTTTGCACGTAGCAGTGAACGAGCACATCGTTGGATTATGACGCACCCAATCTTCGGACCGTTCTTAACCAACTGGAGCACCAAACGTGTGTTCCCACAGCGTATGAAATACTTGATGATTGGCATGATGTCACTGAGTCTAGTGTTGATGACTGTGTCGGGCGTTAAACCAATTGGCATCCTAAGCACTGGTATCTTTATGCTGTTGGTAGCAGTGTGGGCATGGCGCTATCCCAGCACAGTGGATGAACATGATCAACGTGTAGCCAACGGTAAAAAGATTGGCTGGTTCAACAATAAAATTTAACACAGTGTGTGACTGTGTAAACTAGAGTGAAACTGTGATAATATCATAGAAAAAGGACCGGGAGGTCCTTTTAGTTTGGCAGCGAGAAGAGAAATAATCTAGCCCGAAATGGGTCCTGCAGAGTAAAAAATTTGCCGCGCAAAAAATTAAGGTGGAGTACTTTTCGTTTCAAGGTGGTGATTTTTACCCATAAGCGTGTAAAAATAGCGTTTACAAAATTGTATTTGTA